ACGAAACGCTTTGTGCAGGTTCTCGTGCAACACAACGAATGCCAACTCTTTATCGCTCAACCCATCGACGAACGCACGACCATACACTTCGTCACGTCCGTTGGTATATGCGGTAGGGAAGTCATCACGTACCTCAGTCTTACCCACCATCAATATGCCTGACCACAGCACATACTTTGAGTTACGCATGAGTGTGATCTTCGCCTTCTTCACACGTCGCTCAGTCTTATCTTTATGTTCGCTCACGATTTGCTCCTCGTTGATATAACAATTGTTAGGTCGCCGCCTTACAGTAAGTCCTCGTTCTCTTGCACCCAGTCAGCGAATGCCTTGCTACTAAACGCAATGCTCTGCTTCTGTGGGTTACGTGCCACGTTGATAGCGAACGCAGCTTGCCACTCAGCCTCGAACCTAGATATGTACTGCATGAATGCAGCCATGTTCTGCTTGTCGATCTTCTGGATAGCACCGAACACCATCACGCTACATGCACCAGCACCCTCAGGTACTTTGGCAGTCATCGGGTTAGCAATCACATCAGCCCACTTAGGCAGGTGATCCTGATACTCGATGAACGCTTGCAAGTCACGGGCACATGCCTCGCCCACTGCACCAGTCAAGCATGCAATGGTGGTATCAGCATCGACCTGATCTCGCACCTTCACAATGTCGCTTGCCGTCTCTAAGCTACGGGGTGAAGCGAACGCATCTTGTACTTTGCGTGGGTTGAATATGTACGGGTTCTCGTCCTGACCCTCGTCCATATAGCTAGCCATCACATGTGGATACTGGTGAACGAATGCCATCACAACAGGGTCAATGTCATTGTTCGCAGCCCAGTCCAACCACTCGGTATCGCTAGGCTTACGTACCTTGATACGTACCACACGATTGGCAGTGTGTGACTTGATGCGGTCACCTACCCCGTCACTGCTCAGGTTGCCAGTCAGGAATACGATTGACTCGTTGTCAATGAAGTGGTCGCCCAGTCTAGGCTTAGACTTCTCGAGCATCGGGTGAAGCATGTTCTGTACAGGTGGCGCACCCTTACTGAACTCGTCCAGCATGATGATTACAGGGTTACCAGTGTGCAGCTTGAACCTAGCGTTGGGTGCATAGTGGGTAGTGCCAGTCTCCTTATCCACATATGGCATCGCCACGTCACCCAAATCCAGTGAGCCGCAGTCGGTATAGGCAGGGTCATGCTTGGTCAGCACAGCTTTGATGGATTCCATCAGGCTAGACTTCCCGATCCCAGGCTCGCCCTCTAGGTAATAGCGTAAGCGTGGGTTCAACAGAATCGCCTTAGCCGCTTGCTTAAGGCTCAGCATCTTACCGAAAGAAATAGTACTCATCGCATTGCTCCTCATTTACATCTAACAATTGTTATATCGAATCAACTAATCACAATACCATTACATTGTAACACACTATATCCCATCTTGTCAACCCCCCCTTTGAAGGAAGGTATCTAGCTTGCTCTGTGCATCTTCCATGTTGCGCCCTCTCACAACCTTGTCTTTGTATCCAACGTACGCAGGGTGTATCCACTCATGTATAAACTTGCGCCATACACCCAGCTCGTCCATCACTCGCTTTTCGCCAGTGTTATCCATCAGCCAGTACGTCAGCTTGTCGTCCAGCTTAAAGAATATGCACCACGTATCTAGCTTTACGGAATGCTTGTCTGTCGCAGGGTACACACGCACAGTCCTGAACATGTGCAACACCTCAGGCACACCTTCGATTGGCTTCACAGTGCCCATCGTACGTACTTCCAGTTCTTATCAATTACCACCCGTCCATCTCGCACCTCGACCGCATCAAATACTTCTAGTGGGTGTGCCATGTAGAACGTATTAGTGAACGTAGCCTTGAGGTCAGCCTCAGTTAGTATCCTAGAATGGTGATTGCCATACCCATACCGCTTACTCTTTATCAGTATGTCAGCAGCCCTAAGCAAACCCAGCCATGCCTTGTATCGGTTATCCTCGTCGAGCATCGCATCGCACAACCTCTGGTCGGTATACATAGGCACACCCTCGGCACGACACAGTTGCTCATCGTGATGGCAGTCCTCGCCCAACAGCTTCGCCATGTTGAATGCGTAGTCCATGAATGTTTTGTATCGCTGTCTAACATTTGTTAGGTTCTTGCGATTCACATAGTGAACCTTCGGATACACAGGGTTCTCGTACACCCAGCCATTACCCAGACGCAGCACGTTCTTACCCTCTCTACGCAACGGAAACGTACCATTGGCACAGGTAATCCAACCCACGTTACCCTTCGTGAACACAGTCGTACTTAGGATTGAACCTATCGCCTCGTGTGTCGTCGAGGTATTCCAACCACCTTGCTCGATGATGACCTCACCCGTAGGTTTGTACGTGATGATGTCCGTGTTGTGCATCTTGACGATGATGTCCTCACCTTCCTGCCTGATGTTCAGCCAGTGACGACGACGCTCAGCCAACGGACGCACACCCTTGTTGTTACCCATCACGTATGGTTTACAAGTATTGTGGTAGCGCACCGCCTGATCGTAGTTATACAGACGGGGAAACCTATCGCTTCTCATGTTTGCGTACATAACTATTTATCCTCACTTGATTTGTCTGTCTTTAATAGGAACTCAGGTATCGCCTTGACGTACGTAGTCTCCTCTGCACCACGTGACTCGACCACTACATACAGTCCGCTATACCTAAGCGCATCGGCTAACTCTCGCACAGTCACACCCACTAGATGCACAGTCATAAGTCGTCCTCACTACTGATTGCCCACACCACAATGATAAGCAGCAGCACAGGCAGTGCCTCGCCCATCGCACCCACATACCAAGGTTCTACGTTACTCATCGTATGCGCCTCAAGGTTGAGCCATACTCACGCTCCGTCTCTTCGACATCACGCTCGAACTCCTCGATATACTCCCTGTCATCGTCGTCTAACTCCATCTCCACGTCGTTCAGGCAACGCTCCCATGTATCGTCAGCGTTCCTGATTGTTAGGTGCACAATGTCCCACTCTAAAAACCTAGCCAACCGATGCGTCTCTAAGCAATGCACCAACTCCCGTGCATCTTCGACAGTCTTAACCGCATGAATACTCACCGCCCCCTCGTCAGAGTTACGGCTACCCACAACCAAACATACTTGCTCACTCATCACACACCTCACTGTCTAACAATTGTTAGGTCAACCATTAACTGACAGACGTACGCAGTATGTCCGTCACCTGTTTGCACTCGATAACCTGCCCGTTCAACGGGTCGTAGCTGAGTTGCTGTGCTGCTTTACTTGCTACGTCTGCATCTGGCGCAAGCACTACATACGATTCGGTATGCTTGCCATTACGCTTGCCCCTTGCTTGTACTTTCACAAAATAAGTATTCACTTAACCCCTCACTAATTGACTACACCATTACAATGTAACACAGATTGACTTAACTTGTCAACCCCTGCTTACTCCTCACCAAAGTCTACAAAGTAACCCTCGCTTTTCCAGCATCGGGTTGGATTGTCAGGCTCATCAGTCAGCGTCACATATATATCCCCGTCACCACAGTACGAGTCCGTGCTATGAGTACAGTACCCATGCGGTTCTAGGTAGCGGTCTGCATACAAGCGACAGTCAAGCAACTCGTCATCGCCTAACATATACCGAGCCAACTCGATGCCATGCCCATCAAATACAACAGCGAACATATCTCACCTCACTTAAAGTGCCATGAAAGAAGCGGCACAAATTAACGACATAAAACCCACAGTCATCAGCATGCTTGCCGCAGATAACGGGGCGAACGGAATTACACACAGGCACACCGCACCCTTGAGTACAAAGTACAAAACCTCAGGAGCATTACGCATCACACACCTCACTAGAAAAGCTAACAATTGTTAGGTCAACTCAGGCAGCCTCGGCTGCCAACAACTCACGCAGGTGCGCCTCGACCTCGCTTCGGTCAACGTGACGAAACAGGTAGGACACCAACGCATTGTGGTTCTGCACGATCCCACTCTCGTGGTTAGACCGAGTGAGCACGTCGCAATCCCCGTTAGGGAAGAACAGGCACGTCTCAAAGTAACCCTCGCTTTCATCAAGCCCATAGAACGGCACTCGCACTGTGCTAATAGTGCAACCACCGATGACATTCATACTCACAACTCGAGTATCAAAGAACTGCTCTTGCATCACACACCTCACTAGAAAAGCTAACAATTGTTAGGTCAACCTCAGCCCCGTGCATAATGCACGGGACGTTCATACACACCATGCTCGTCCCGATACACAGACACATAGTGTCCGTACCGAGTGCCGTCCTGATACGTGCAGCCCAGCGTCGTACCATACGGGATATGCCTGTCGTCCCACATGTGGGCAACCCCTTCCGATTCCAGTGCCTCGGATAACGTGGCGAATCGGTTTTGCTTTTGCTTGTGCATCTCACACCTCACTTGATTGACGATACCCTTACAATGTAACACAGATTGACCTAGCTTGTCAACCCACCACAATCTAACAATTGTTAGGTCTAGATGCTGTCCACCACTGACAGCTTGTGTCCCAGTGCATACTCGTACCCCGTTGCAGGGGGCATAGCACACACCTTCGTCTGCCTACGTTCTGCCCCGTCGTGGGGGGCATACTTGTAACGCAGTGAACAGCACCTAAATCTAACAATTGTTAGGTCAGCCCAGAAAGTAATCGAGCACGACCAGTACTGGCACAATCAATATGCCCACATAGGTTATGATCCAGCACTTGTTTATCATGCGTTCATACTCACGCTCTTTACGTTGCCACTCACGTTCCTGCATTGCGTAATACAATTCGTCTGCTCTGTTCATATCGCCCTTTAATGTTAGGCAATCTAACAATTGTTAGGTCGCCGATAAAATCACGTAACAATACCCTTGCTTTGCAAGTCATTGAATTGCAAGCGTAACAATACAATTTTATTTGTATTGTAAGAAAGTTAGAAAGTTAGAAGGTTTATATATATATTTTCGTAGGCGATTTGCCGTGCTAAATACACTTGCGGAGAGCCTCGAAAAGTCAAATTGACTTCCAACCTACCTAACATTCTTACAATATAAACAAAGTTTATAAATCAAGCACTTACGTCTAACAATACAAATTACCCCTGCCTAACATTCTAACAATGCAAAATCTAACAATTGTTAGGTCGTTGCCACCAAAGGTGGTCACGTCCATGTGACCCGTGAGGTACGTTACTCAGCCGTATCCACACCTAGCTTCGCTAGGCTACGGATCAGGTCGAGACCGACATCAGTCTCAGCTTCGCTGGGTGATTCCATACCCTGCACAATTTTCAGTGCAGTCTGCAAAGCCTTCACCAGCTTCACAGAAGCTGGCTTCACAGCCTTTGGCTTAGGTTGTAAACCTAGTTCCTCACGACCATAGGCACAGATGTCAGCCCAGACCTTGCTAGGGTTGCTATGCTTGATTTCCTTAAGAGCATCGTAGATGCTCTTCTTGTATCCCAAGACGGCTTTGCCGTCTGAGGATTGATCGCCGTTCTGCACATCAAACCAAGCTATGCTTGGGAACTGAAAGTTAAAGCCTTTGGCTACGTTGCGACGACGACGGATACCCAGCTTTTCACCCTCAACCATTTGGTTGATAACATTTGTTAGGCTTAATGGCTTGGCATCAACAGAGTTGATGTTAGAAACAACTGCTTTTGCTACTGCGTTCATATCGAAATTACCTCACGTTGAATTGACGATTACAAAGTAACACAAAAAAACCCAAATTGTCAAACCCCTTTTTTAAGAGTAAGGCTTAAGCCTTACTCTTGATTTTTACCAAATCCCATTCGTCCGTTAGATCATTCATCTTTAGGCGAAAGCCTAAAGTTTTCAAAGCGTTCTCTACCTGAGCTAAAGCTCTAAGGTAGGGAGTTGAATCGACGTTCAAAAGCCCTTCCATTTCATTGTCAGAATCAAAGACAATCTGATCTAGTTCCCAATAGGTTCTTTGCAAAGCAAGAACCATATCTTTCTGTGTTTGAGTACTGAATTGCATGATTACCTCAGGAAGATTTAAGATTTAGAGATGAACCCCGTTGGCTCATCGTGATTAAATCGTAACCTGATTCGCCCCAAATTGTCAACTTTGAGGGGTAGGGGAGTTCTGAAGCGCGTGAGGGCGGGGGGGCTATGCCCCCACTACGCCCGCACCCCCGCGAGCGCAAACGAGGGGAGGTAGGTACGCCTTACTAACTAATTTGCACGTTAGATCACAACAATTCCCATTTCCCGGCTTTTAGGAAACACCCCCCTTGCCTTTTTAAATTCGCACCCCCCGGGGGGTATATATTTTTTATTTTGAAATTCCCCCCTATAATTGACTTACTCTAAGAGGACCCCAAATGATTACCCTATTTTCAACCTTAATCTCCTTCCTAGCCGGTGGTTTGCCAAAACTGCTGGACTTCTTCCAAGACCGTGCTGATAAGAAGCAAGAGTTAGAACTAGCCCGCATGCAGACCGCACATGAGCTGGAGATGCGTAAGCAAGGTTTTGAAGCTCAGCAAAAAGTTGAGGAGATTCGCCTCGACCAGATTCAAGCGCAAAGCGCTGCACAAACCACTCAGTCCACGATTCAAGCGCAGCAAGCCGAGATGCAAGCCCTATACGCTCACGACATGAGCCTGAACGAAGGAACAAGCCAGTGGGTCAAGAATCTCCGAGCATTGGTTCGTCCCCTAATCACGTTCGGGTTTTTTGGCCTACTGGTTTTTGTTGATGCTGGTCTGTTCTGGTATGGTTGGAATAAGGGTACTGACTTCCCCACGTTAGCTAACATGCTTTGGGATAATGAGACTCAAGCCCTGTTCGCATCAATCATTGCATTCCACTTCGGTGGCAGAGCATTCGGTAAATGAAAACCAGCGACAAAGCCAAGGAGATGATTAAGCACCACGAGGGGGTAAAGTTTAAACCTTACCTCTGTCCAGCTAAGCTCTGGACTGTGGGCGTAGGGCATGTGCTGTATCCTGAGCAGGCAAAGTTAAAGTTAGAAGATAGAAAAAGTATTCCAGTGCTGATGGTGGACAATCGGGTTTGGACTAAGGAGGAAGTAGATGCCCTACTTAATTTGGACCTTGCGCGTTTTGAACGAGGTGTGGCTAGACTCTGCCCTGCTGCTACTCGTAATCAAAGTCACTTCGACGCTTTGGTCAGTTTCAGTTTCAATGTAGGTTTAGGTAATTTGCAGAACTCAGGGCTTCGGTTTAAGTACAACCGAGGCGAGTATGACTACGCTGCGAATGAGTTCCTCAAGTGGACAAAGGGTGGCGGCAAAGTATTACCGGGATTAGTAAAGCGCAGAACAGATGAAAGGAATTTGTTTTTGAGTTGACGGTTTATTTTTTCTATGCGTATACTCCACGCACTGAGTCTTGGCCCGTCCCACTCTGCAATACCTAATGCCTGTAATAGAAGTAGAACCAACTAATGAATTTAAGACTCCGTATGATACGGAGGATGAAGTAGCCCCGACGCTATTAGATCAGATTGCAGTCTTGGGGAACACAGCAGAGCTTCAAGTAGCGATGGGTGCACCGCTCGAAGTTAACGAGCAAGATGCCGAGCGTGAAAAGAAGCTGTTAGAGGCGGCAATCAAAAGCCGGAAGATTGACGGGTTTCAAACCCCAACGACTGCATTTGCGGCGGTAGGCTTTCTTAAGACTTACGGTTCACAGCTAGCAATGGATGTCTCGGTAGCTCGGGCGGCTGTTACTAATAAGCTATTTGAGATTGCCAACTGTGGCGATCCTAAATATGAACTCCGTGCCCTAGAACTACTGGGCAAACACTCTGACATTGGCTTGTTCACAAGCCGGTCTGAAATTACCGTGAACTATAAGAATCCGGAAGATTTAGAGAACGCGATTAAGGAACGTGTTAAGCGCTTACTGAATGCTGATGTGATCGACGTGTCCCCGCTGACTGCAAACCTTGACGAAGAGTTAGGGGTTTTCGGCAGTGAGGAGGACGGGGAGCAGGAAGCCCATGAAGACGAGGACAGTGAGCAAGACGGCGGCGACGATGAATAGCCAACCGACTAAATCTCTCTTAGACTCAATATCTTTAAAGGACATACCCTCAATTCTCCCAGCGCTATCTCCTGCAGAACAGGAGCGACTCCTTGCGGAGTTAAACAAGTTGGGAGAGATGAGAGCACAAAAACTTGCCCAAGGAAAGTTTTTAAAGTTCGTCGAGACGGTATGGCCCACATTTATATCAGGTAGACATCATGCAAAGATGGCGCATGCGTTTGAGAAAGTCGCCAGTGGCGAGTGTAAGCGCCTCATTATTAATATGCCTCCTCGTCATACCAAGTCTGAGTTTGCTTCTTATCTGCTCCCTGCTTGGTTTTTGGGTAAGTTTCCTCATAAGAAGGTTATTCAAACGTCCCACACGGCGGAACTTGCAGTTGGATTCGGTCGAAAAGTTAGAAACTTAGTAGATACCGAGGCTTACCACGACATTTTTCCTGACCTACAACTGCAAGCAGACTCCAAAGCAGCAGGTCGATGGAACACAAGTAAGAGCGGTGACTACTTCGCTATCGGTGTGGGCGGTGCAGTGACCGGTAAAGGTGCTGACTTGCTCATCATCGACGACCCGCACAGCGAACAAGAGGCTGCATTAGCCGAAATTAACCCTGACATCTACGACAAAACGTACGAATGGTACACATCTGGTCCTCGTCAGCGTCTACAACCGGGCGGAGCTATCGTAATTGTGATGACTCGGTGGTCAAAACGTGATCTGACGGGGCAAGTTCTTAAAGCTGCGGCGCAAAGAGGCGGTGAAGATTGGGAAGTGATCGAATTTCCAGCAATTTTGCCCTCTGGAAACCCACTTTGGCCTGAGTTTTGGTCTTTAAAGGAGCTTGCAGCCCTTAAAGAAGAGCTTCCTAACCAAAAATGGATGGCTCAGTACCAGCAAAGCCCGACTTCTGAGACTTCAGCCATCGTAAAACGCGATTGGTGGCGACTTTGGGACAGTGACTCCCCTCCTCCATGTGATTTTATCCTGATGTCATGGGATACAGCCTTTGAAAAGTCGCAACGTGCGGACTATTCGGCGCTTACCACGTGGGGGGTATTCCACCAACCCGATGATACTGGAACAATGCAGACAAACATCATCCTGCTGAATGCGTTTCGGGAACGCATGGAGTTTCCGAGACTAAAACAAGTAGCGCTAGAACAGTATAAAGATTGGAAACCGGACTCGGTGATTATCGAAAAGAAAGCATCGGGTGCTCCGCTCATATATGAGCTACGTTCGATGGGTATTCCGGTGCAAGAGTTCACTCCTGTGAAGGGTAACGACAAGATCAGCAGACTAAATTCCGTAGCGGACTTGTTCGCTTCTGGTAGAGTATGGGCACCTAACACCCACTGGGCGGAAGAAGTTATTGAAGAAGTAGCTAGTTTCCCCGGCGGTGAGCATGACGACTACGTTGACTCCGTGTCTCTGGCTTTGATGCGCATGAGGCGTGGCGGCTTCGTTGCAACAGACTTAGATGAGCCTGACGAACCAAGAATGTTCAGGTCGCTAAAGCATCGGGGATATTACTAATGGCTGCTGGGCAGTTTGAAACTTTAGAAGAGTTTATGGACTGGTGGTTACGTAAACGTCCACTTCGTGTGCCGTTAGATTGTGTACATAAATATCCGGGGGTAACTACAGTAACTCTATATAGACGCAAGCAGTACCAAGTTCAAATGGTATCGGTAGACCCTAACCAGAATGTTAAAGAGCATTGTCATCCTAATGTCGATACATATGAAGTAGGTATATTGCGGGTACCAAAAGAAGAGTATGGGTACGTAGCTATTGGAGATATAGAACATACATGCCCTAGTAAGCCAATACTTATAGCTCACGGGGTTATGCACGGTGGTAAAGCTGGGGCTTCTGGTGGTGGGTTTTTGTCGTTTCAGAAATGGTTAAATGATGTTCCCCCAACTTGTATAGGGTTGGATTCAGGTGATGCTGGTAAAGGGGACAGTTGGTGTGTAGAGGAAAACTAAATGAGTATTGAAAAAGGTCTGTATCAAGCCCCTCAGGGTATCGCAGGTTTGGAAGAAGCCGAGCCTATTGAGATCGAAATTGTTGATCCAGAAGAGGTCAACATCGAAGGTCCTGGCTTTGCAATACATATTGAGAAGGGCGAAGGCGAAGATGAGTTCAATGCTAACTTAGCTGAGCAGATTGGTGACGCTGAGTTGCAATCACTCGCCGCCGATTTGCTTGCAGACTTTGATGACGATCTGTCGTCACGTAAAGAATGGATTGATACGTATGTGAAGGGACTGAAACTGTTGGGACTTAAGTATGAAGAACGATCTGAACCTTGGCCCGGTGCGTCGGGCGTATTCCACCCTATGCTTATGGAAGCAGGAGTTAGGTTCCAATCTGATCTTATTATGGAAACTTTCCCCGCTGCTGGTCCTGTACGTACCAAGATTATTGGTAAAGAGACACCGCAGAAAAAGGATGCAGCATCGCGTGTCCAAGAGGACATGAACTACCAGTTGACCGAAGTAATGCAAGAGTATCGCCCAGAACATGAGCGTCTACTTTTATGTACTTCATTCTCTGGTAACGCATTTAAAAAGGTTTACTTTGATCCATCGTTAAACCGCCAAGTTGCTCCGTTTATTCCGCCAGAAGATGTGATTGTACCTTACGGTGCAGCTAACCTTGAATCTGCTGAGCGCATTACGCATCGTATGCGTAAGACAAAGAATGAACTACGCCGCCTACAGGTGGCTGGGTTCTACCGTGATATTGACCTCGGTGATCCAATTCAAGTTATGGATGAGGTTGAAAAACAAAAAGCACAGGAGCAAGGGTTCTCAGCCTCAATGGATGCCCGGTTCCAGTTGCTTGAAATGCACGTTGATTTAGACCTAGAAGGGTTTGAAGATAAAGATGATGAAGGCAATCCTACGGGCATTAAACTTCCGTATGTTGTCACTATTGAGAAAGGCACTGCAGAAGTCTTAGCAATTCGCCGCAACTGGCTAGAAGATGACAAGCTAAAGTCACGTCGCCAGCACTTCGTCCACTACGGGTATATCCCGGGGTTTGGCTTCTATTACTTTGGTCTGATTCACCTGATCGGTGGTCATACCCACGCTGCCACATCGTTAATGCGTCAACTCATTGATGCTGGCACGTTGTCAAACCTTCCCGGTGGTCTGAAGTCACGCGGTCTGCGCGTAAAAGGTGACGATACTCCTATTGCACCTGGCGAGTTCCGCGACGTTGATGTGCCCTCAGGTGCCATCCGGGACAATATTCTTCCGTTGCCCTACAAAGAACCAAGCCAAGTATTGATGGGCTTGATGGACAAGATCGTGATGGACGGCAAGCAGTTTGCCGCTACCGCCGAGTTAAGCATATCAGATATGTCGGCAAATGCCCCAGTAGGTACGACGCTCGCCATTCTTGAGCGCGTAATGAAGGTGATGAGTGCTGTTCAAGCACGTGTTCACTATGCGATGAAGCAGGAGTTCAAGTTACTTGCAGGAATTATTCGTGACAATACACCAGAAGATTATAGCTATGAGCCAGACATTGGTAGCGCTGCTGCAAAACGCAGTGATTACGATTGTTGTGACGTTATCCCTGTCTCCGATCCTAATGCTTCTACTATGGCACAACGGGTTGTGCAGTATCAGGCAGTTATGCAATTGGCTCAGGGTGCGCCTCAGCTATATGACCTCCCGTACCTCCACAGACAGATGATTGAAGTTCTTGGGGTTAAGAACGCAAATAAGATTGTCCCACTTAAAGACGATCAAAAACCGATGGACCCTGTGTCTGAAAACATGGCGATTATTACTGGTAAGCCTGTTAAGGCGTTTATCTATCAGGATCACCAAGCTCACTTAGCTGTACACCAAGCAGCTATGCAGGACCCTAGGATGGCGCAGATGATGGGGCAGAACCCAAAGGCCCAAGAGATTATGGCTGCTGCTAACGCACATATTATGGAGCATTTAGCGTTTGAGTATCGTAAGCAGTTAGAAGAAACACTTGGGGCTACTTTACCTCCTCCCCCAGATAAGGACAAAGATGAAGGGTTCTTATCTCCCGAGGAAGAGATTAGGGTATCACAACTTGCTGCTATGGCAGCACAACAGTTACTGCAGAAGAATAAAGCTCAAATGCAACAGCAGCAAATTCAACAGCAGCAACAAGACCCAATCATCCAAATGCAGCAGCAGGAATTGCAACTCAAACAGCAAGACCTGCAGCTTAAGGCGCAGATGCAACAAGCCGAGATGCAGATCAAACAGCAGCAGTTGGCGTTGGAAGCTCAGAAGACTCAGGCTGAGATCGAACTTAATAACAAGAAGTTGTTAGTCGATGCTACTGCTAAGAGCGATGAATTAGAACTCAAACAAAAAATAGAAGGTATGAAAGTAGCAGGAGACGCTGCAAAACATAAAGCGGATGTACAGGCTAGGGGAACGCAAATCGGATTAGATGCGGCTAAGCATAAAGCTGAAATGCAAGTAAAAGGTGTTCAGATAGGTATTGATGTAGCTAAAGATAAGGCTGATAAAGCTTTACGAAGCAAACAAATGGTCAGAGATAACCTCCACAAACACGCAACCCTGGATCATCAGGCTGCGCAAAATGAAGCAGGCCGCAGACACACACTGCAGCTAAACAGGCAGAAAACCCAGCAACCACCAGAGGAGATTGAATGAGTAATAACAACGTGCTCTACCACCTAGCAAAAAAGTTGGATGAGCAGCGCGAAGTCGTCAAAGAAGACTTAATTCGAGGTAATTCTTCACTAGAGAACTACCAAAAACTATGCGGAGTCGCCCGGGGTCTTGACTACGCAAAGCAACTTATAGAAGACCTTGCAAAGCAGTTGGAGAAAGAAGATGAGTAAAGAAGGTGGTAGTGTCTTAATTTTAGACACGAAATTGGAAGCTGAACGGAGAGCAAAGCAGGTACCACAACCTACGGGATACCACATCCTGTGTATGGTTCCTAAGATTGACGATACGTATGGCGACAGTATGCTGGTTAAAGCCAGCGAGACTATCCGCGTAGAAGAGCAGTCAACTATTGTGTTGTATGTTGCTAAGTTAGGTCCACAAGCCTACAAAGACACAACACGTTTCCCAGACGGTCCTTGGTGTAAAGAAGGTGACTTTGTGATTACCCGTGCATATGCAGGTACTCGCATTCTCATTCACGGCACTGAGTGGCGCATTATTAACGATGACACTGTGGAAGCAGTTGTCGAAGACCCACGTGGCATTCGCCGCGCATAGGAGTATTTATGAGTCAAGATGAATTTAAGTTTCCCGATGAAATTCCAGAGGTCCAAATTAGTGACTCTGGTAATGACGTTGAGGTAGAGATTGTTGATGACACCCCTCCGGCGGATAGAAACCGTGCTCCACTCCCACAGAATATTGTGGAAGAACTGGAAAAGGACGATCTGAAGGAGTATTCCGAAGGTGTCCAACAACGTATAAAGCAGATGAAGAAAGTCTGGCACGATGAGCGGCGGGAAAAAGAACGCTTAGCCCGTGAAAAAGAAGAGGCTATGGAGTTTGCTCGACAAGCTTATGCAGACAACAAACGCCTTAGAGAGCGCTTAGGCACTGGTGAGAAAATCTTCATTAGTGAAGTAACTAAAGCCGCCAATACAGAGGTGGATGTTGCTAGAGGTTCTCTAGAGAAAGCGTATGAATCGGGTGATCCTAAGGCTATTGCGCAAGCGCAAGAATTGTTGATGGACGCAAAGGATAAACTGCGGGAATACCAAAAGTTTAAACCTACCCCTTTACAAGAACCTGATTTTACTGTACAAGCTCAACAACGAATCCAACAGACCCAACAAGCAGTTCGGGACGACAAGGCCGAAACTTGGCGTGAACGTAACTCATGGTTTGGGCCAGATAGAGAAATGACCGCTCTAGCGTTGGGGACGCACGAAAAATTGGTCAATGCTGGGTATGATCCTACAAGTGATGCGTATTACCGGCAGATAGATTTAACAATGAGAAAACGATTCCCCGAGAGATTCGAGGATGAAGATTCTCAAACAACGGGACAGGAAAAACCTGCTCCTCGCAAAAGCCCAACTGTTGTTGCACCAGCTACGCGGTCTACCGCGCCTCGTCAAGTTCGTTTGTCTTCGTCGGAAGCTGCTACTGCTAGGGCACTTGGCATCACCCCTGAAGCATACGCTCGTGAGAAAATGAAACTGGAGAACAGCAATGGCTAATACTGAAAATCGTCTTACTCGTGAACTCGAAACCCGAGTTACCACGCAACGTCCGGCAGCTTGGAAACCACCTGAAACATTACCTACTCCGACTCCACAGCCGGGTTGGGTGTTTCGATGGATTCGTACAGCGATTATGGGTCAAGCTGACCCCACTAATACGTCTGCAAAGTTACGCGAAGGTTGGGAACCGTGTAGAGCGGAAGACCATCCTGAGTTGATGTTACAGGCCGATCCAAATAGCCGATTTAAAGGCAACATTGAGATCGGTGGGTTATTGTTATGCAAAGCACCTGAAGACTATATGCGTCAACGTAGTGAATACTATGCCAAACAAAATAAGGCTCAGATTGACTCTGTAGATAATAGCTTTTTACGTCAAAGCGACTCTCGTATGCCTCTTTTCTCTGAGAAGAAGTCCGATGTGTCCTTTGGCAAGGGTAAATAATTTTTTAGGAGATTTTAATGGCTACTACTGCTTCGGCATACGGGTTAAAGCCAATCAATCTGATTGGTGGTCAACCTTTCGCGGGCCAATTCCGCGAATATAAAATGGCGGCTGATGTCGGCTACGGCATTTATGCTGGTGACGTTGTTTATTTGTCTAGTGCTGGCTTACCTCAGTCTTTGGCTGTTAGTAACGCTTCTCCAACTACAACTGCTATTACTGCAGCTACTCCTACCGCTACTCTGGTAAGTCCTGCTGGTATCGTTGGTGTATGTGTTGGTGTTCGTTATAACAACCCAGCTTCTGCTGGTGGTCAATCAATGTACGGTCAGTATATCCCTGCTAATGCAGTGACTGCTGGTTATACGAACATTTACGTACGTGTTGTAGATGATCCAGATGCTCTGTTCCAAATTCAAGGTTCAGCCGCTCTTGGTTCGTTCAACAGCGGTACGGCTGGTTCTGGTTGGCCCGGTGCTATTGGTAAGAATGCTGCTCTTGGTACATTCCGTTCTGGTAGTGCTACTACTGGTAACTCTGCTATGAACCTTGTTGTAGGCTCTAACGGTGCTTCTCTGGCTACTACTGCTACTCTCGCACTGCGAATTGTAGATATGGTAGAAGGTACCGAAAGCGATGCGTTCCCTGAGTTCATCGTTAAGTTCAACCACGGCCTACATTCATACTACGTCCCACAGGGCGTTTAATCTGAAGGAGAATAAATAATGGCTATTTCACGCTCGCAATTACTTAAGGAACTTCTCCCCGGATTGAACGCTTTGTTCGGTTTGGAGTACAAGACCTACGGCGAAGAACACAAAGAGATTTACGAAGTTGAATCTTCTGAGCGTTCTTTTGAAGAAGAAACCAAGCTGTCTGGCTTTGCTGCTGCCCCAGTTAAAAATGAAGGCGCTGCAATTGCTTATGACAATGCGCAAGAAGCTTGGACTGCTCGCTATAACCACGAAACCATTGCTCTGGGTTTCAGCTTGACCGAAGAAGCTATCGAGGACAACCTCTATGACTCTCTGTCTAAGCGTTACACCAAAGCCTTGGCTCGTGCTATGGCCTACACAAAGCAAGTTAAGGGTGCTTCTATCCTGAACAATGGCTTTAACGCTAGCTATGCTGGTGGTGATGGCAAAGAACTGTTCAGTACGGCTCACCCACTTACCGGTGGCGGTTCTAACCCTAACACTTTCACAACTCCTGCTGATCTTAACGAGACTTCTTTGGAAGCCGCCGTTATTCAAATCGCTGCTTGGACTGATGAACGTGGTCTGTTGATCGCTGCTAAGCCACGTAAGCTGATTGTTCCTCCGGGCTTAATGTTCGTTGCTAAGCGTCTGTTGGATACGGAACTCCGTGTCGGCACGACTGACAACGACATCAACGCTCTGAAGGCAATGGGTTCTATTGCTGAAGGCTACACCGTCAACCACTTCTTGACCGACAGCAATGCTTGGTTCTTGAAGACTGACGTACCAAATGGTCTGAAACACTTCGTTCGTACCCCACTGTCCAACTCAATGGACGGTGACTTCGATACGGGCAACGTGCGTTACAAGAGCCGCGAGCGTTATAGCTTCGGCTGGAGTGATCCACTAGGTGTGTTCGGTTCATCTGGCGCAAGCTGATGACGATTAGGGGAGGGGTTCGCCCCTCCCCACTTTTGTTTTGATTCTAGGTATTTTTCGCCGTATCAGCCCGCCTAGGGGACGATGCACAGATGATGCGGCAACTCGTGCATAGAGGATTTTAATTATGGGTATGGCTTCACATTTAGGCCCTTGGTTGTTGGGCACTCAAAAAAATACTGGCACTGTTGCAGGTGTCTCTGTCACTCGTAATATGGGTGCAACTGTTGTTTCTCAACAAGTCGCATTAGTTGCAGGTTCTGCTGTAACTTGCGTTGTCCCTGCAGGTTCTTTAATTCTTAACGCTTATACTTATATGACTACCGGTGCTGCTGGCACACCTAATCTTACTGTTGGTGGTACTATTATTGGTACACTTTCTACTGCTGCGGGGCAAAATGCGTTAACAGCAAATACTACAAACGTCGGCACTATGGCTAACGTAGGTACTACTGATGCTACTGTTAGCTTCACTGCTACTGCTGCTAGTGCAGGTACACTTGTAATCACCTACGTCGTTCGTAACTCTGACGGTTCTATTGCTCCTACTTATAACCAAGCCTAATTAGTAGCATTTAAATGATGCAAACTGATGTAAATAGTACCCACTTAAATGCGAGTGGGTACGTTTTCCAAGGTCGCACTAGGCTGAAATCATTCGTTATGTATGGCGGTAACGCTGTCGGTATGGTTCAGTTTAGGGACGGCGGCGCTAGTGGCGTAGTCCTTTGCGAAGTTGATGTACCTGCTTCTGGGCAAACTGGGTCTATATATATCCTAATCCCCGGAGAAGGTATATTATTTCGGACAGATTTATACGCTACGTTTACAGGTGCGACAGCGGCAGTTACGGCGTTTTATGGGTAAACAAATATGAAACCAATTACTCTTACAGTTACAGGCGTTGCAAATAGCAGCGTTGCAGCGATGAATCATTATGTAACCCCTTTTAATGTGGGGTTTGGCACAGTAGCATCTGGTACGGGAAATTATACCGTTCAACATACTTTTGACGATGTTCTTTCGCCGACATTCAACCCTGCTACAGCACAGTGGTATAACCACCCTACAGTTGCCGCCATAACCGTAGCTACTGCTACGGACGGTAACTATGCCTTCCCTGTTACTGGGATTCGTGTAATAGGTAATTCTGGTAATGCTGGTATTACTGTTACTATGAAAATAGTCCAAGCGGGTAGCGCAGCAGCTAGCTAATTAAAATGCAGCTTGTACTAGCCACTCTTCAGAATCGCCCAATCGTCTACAAGATGATTCGGTTTGACTCCGCTGGAGCCGACCGTAAAATTATAGAAACAGTGGATATTCCTAATATTGAAGCCGCTGAAGCGGCTGCTGGCGCTGATTGGGCTGCTGAAAAAGCCGTTGGTATAGGTGTTCGTCAATTACAAGTTGGCGATATAGAAGTATTAGCAGATGGAAAAATAGGTGTGGTTGTTGATGTAGGGTCGAAAGTAATGTTTGATGCTAATGAATATACAGGCACATTACCTGATATTACTGTAGATCAAACGATCCTAAATGCAATTCAATATAAGCCAAATAAAGCGCGTATTCAGTCTATTGTCGATGGAGAAATGACATTATGGCTGTAGCTTATAATTCAACTAATACTGATTTAGCTTATGTTTTTGATTATACCAATGGCGGCATAACAGTATTATCGTTCCCGTTTAATAATGTAGGCGGGAATGCAGTATGTATAATGGCTGTCGCCTATGAAGATGCGGGTGTTTTTGGTACCTTTTCTAGCATTACTTATAATGGATCAAATTTTATTCAAGATTGGAATCAATCACTAGATTATAGTGGGAATCCATTTGAGTTCTACGGTGGGCATTTACTAAATGCAACTACAGGTACTAAAACTATAGTCGTAACTACAGGTGCAGCTTGCTATGACATAAAAGCTAGAGTGGTATCTGTATCTGGTGCAAGCACATCAAGTATTACATCGTTTAATAACAATAATGGTGAAAGTACTACACCTATTGCAACAAACGTAACATCTGCTACAAATAATTTAGTTATTGGGATGGCGGGTGTTGGGTCTAATGATACGCCGTATTCTGTGCTCACACTAAATGGAACTTCTATATCTAATACTAGTCCAATATGGGCTAGTTATTATTCTGGTGCAGCATCTGTATCTGTGAGCCAAACAAATAACACTTTAGCTGGCACCGGGGGTATGGTTGGCGGATGGTCTTTCCCCCCAGCAGGTGCTGGTCCTACCCCTATAGCGAAGTTGGGTGGCAGATACGTTTCAAATCAAGTTCAGACTACTCCCGGAAATGCTACCGGAGTCGTGGCTAATGCGTATAATGGCGACGGCAACGATGTAGGTGGCGGCGGAGTGGTCGATGTCTATACTGGAGTTTTATAATGGCTACAAGTTTTACAAGCGCGGTTGTTTCTCGTAAAGGTTTCTACGGTCCTATGTATGGTATCCCACTATCCGTGGGTGCTATTGGTGACTCCATCACCGCCAACTGTATGCCTAACGTAAACATGCAGACATACATTGTCAACTCCACCCCAGCAAGCGCAGTAACTAGTCTGTTACCTGCCTCACAAGCACAAGTTTGGGCGGTAACTGATCGTAGACATAGCTGGTCTTCTTGGCTCCTTCACGGAGCATTACGTTCTAAACGCGCTTGGTTTCCGTTTGAGTTTATTGTTGGTGGTGGTGGGTATACATCGGCAAATATTTTAAATATCTGCTTGCCGACATTGTTGAATAACCCAAACTACGGGTTACCTAATATGTGTGTAGTTTTGGCTGGTACTAATGATCTAGCACAAAGTGTCCCTGTTGCTACAACTATTGCTAATATTAAATTAATTTGTCAGCGCCTAAGCGAAGCTGGAATTGTTCCAATTATCGCCTCTTGTCCACCTCCACTTACTTCTGCATCAGCTACTTTAGCAGTTAACACAGAGCTACTAGCCTTAGCGCAATGTAGATTGGCGCAAGAGCTAAATGTTCCATTTGCAGATTTTTATTCTGCTTTAGTTGAACCCGCTAGCGGTAAATATGCGTTATGCGCTGACAGTACGTCATTGTCATACTGTATAAATACGGGTGATCTACACCCTAGTCCTCTAGGCGCATCAATTATGGGTTATGCGCTGAATAATGCTATTCAAACTTACTGTGCATATAAGAGCAGATTAATGCCCTGTACATTCGATACTGCAACTATTACGTATCAGAATAGAAATCCGGGATTCACATCCATTACTGGTACAGTAAATGTTACGGGAAGTTATCCGTCTACATCTAGCGCATTTACAGGTAATACTAATGCTCCTACAGTGTATAACTCTAGTGGTACGGAACCCGGCAGTGTAAAGACTATGTACTCGGCGAATCCCGCATTAAATGGCGTATCCCAGTCGCAAAACTATGTAGGAAATTCTTTTTGTATGCAGGGTAATGTTGGTAATACGTCAGGGATTAACGTAAGCCAAGACGCATTTACATCCCCATATGTATATTCTACTAGGGATAAATTTGCTCTTTCCGCACGTATTAGGTCTGGGTTTGATATGACAGCTGCGACTGGAGCCACATGTGCATTATATGTTCAAAACAATGGCTCCACAAATAGACCTTTATTTGGCATATTGCCTATTAGTTATAATGCAGCTACACAAACTGTAGGTATTGGTAATGAAACAGATTACGCTGCCGGGGATTTGTATTTAGAATATACGTTAAATTCAGCTATACCTACAGGTAACTATACTGCGCTTTATTACTCCTTTGGGTTAGGAGGCGCTGGTGGGGCAGTAACAGGTACTAGTAACTATGTGTGTTTTGCAAATGTGGAGTTAGTTAACCTAACCGCTGGCGGAATCGTAGCCCCATAATTGAGCTAATCGGAGTTTATAATGGCTGGTCAAAAAATATCTGAACTTACTAGTACTACACCACAAACAACGGATTTACTTCCGATAGCCCGAGGTACTAGTAACTTTAGCGTTACCGCACAGAGTATTGCTGCATTAGGTGGAGGAGGTACTGTTACTTCGGTAAGCGGTACTGGTACAGTGAATGGGATTACTCTTAGTGGTAGTGTAACTGATTCAGGTAATTTAACTCTTAGCGGGGCGGTGTCTGGTATAGATTTGACTACACAGACTACTGGTAATTTACCAGTAACTCGTCTAAATAATGGAACTAACGCTGCTAGTACTACCTTCTGGCGCGGGGATGGTACTTGGCAGTCAATTAGTTCCATGATGTCTGGTACTTCATTAACCACACGTCCACTTGTGGGCATGATTGCGCATAGTTATGGAAATAATACCTGTGCGCAAGCGCATATTACTACTTACCAAATCCTTGATTCTGCAGGCACTGTAGCTGTTAGTACTTTTAGTAACTTACTATTAAGTGCTACTCCGGGTTCGGATTGGGTGCGAATTTGGGGGTTAGGTGTACCTTTTGATGGTGTCTACCCAGTAACTTCAAGTGCAGGAAATAGCACAAATACAACTGGGACACTTGAAACTACTGCTAACAGCACTACGCAAATATTAACTGCCGCCAATTCTTTTGTTTTCCCTGGTATGGCTATTACCGGCTTGGGGGTACCTGCAAATACTCAAGTAGTGAGTGTCACTGGTAAAACTTTTGTAGCTAATAAAGTTATTAATGGGGCTGCTGGTACTGTACTTACATTTACCCAACCCTATGTAATTACTATGTTTAACGCCAGTTTAGCTGGTACTCCTGCGCAGTCAGTTCCTACCTTTATGCAGCCCATGGGTAAAGCTTTTGCTGGTGCAGCGGGTAATAGCGGTATTGGTGCAGGGCTTGCTCCTCAAGGCGGTATCCCTTGGGCAAATGCTTACTTAGGGCATGCTTTTGAGCTTTTGCCTAATTATATTTATAACGTATCTGGCGGTAAGATTGTACCAACAGCCCCAAATGATCCGGGGTTTGTAAATATGTGTACTAATTTAGTGTCTAATAAAAGTGCATCACTCCCAAAATATGTATTTATTGACCATGGTGTGAATGACGCTAACGGCTTTGCTGATTTATCTACAGTACAAACTGCGGTAATTAGCGGCATTGGTATATTAAGAACTTACGGTATAGTACCTATTTGGTTAGTACCTAGACCATTTAATGGTGCTACAGCGCAAGGGCAATGGGATAATAGCTTTACTTCTTGGTTGAAGCTTTACCTCCAAAAAGTTGGTGGTATCTGTATAGATACAAACTTATTATTAGTTGATCCTACTAGTGCGTCAAATGCGTTCCTTACAGCTACTAGCGCTGATGGATTACACCTAAGTTGTAATGGCGGTATGCGTGACGGGCGAATTATTGCGCAGCAGCTATACCCGATCTTTAGACCAATGTCCGGATGGACTCCTAGCGGAACAGATCGGTATAATGCTTCCTATCCTTATGGTAATTTATTACCCTCTCCGGTATCTAATTTTCCTGGCGGTACATTCCCTGGCACCGTAGCTTCCTCGACTCTTACAGCCGCTTTAGATACACCGGTCCAAATGAGCACGGTATATGTACAGGCACAAGCTTTCAATAATACTGGTACTCGAAACGTAAAAGCGCAGGTTGCTGCTAGAACAGATACAACTGCGGATGGAACACCTATACCCGGAAATGAACTTGTAATTACTATTGAACCTGGTACAGGCGCTAATGCTTGTTTCATTGCGTTTGGTAATAACAGTTCTGGGTATTTCTATCCTACTACTAATGGTACTGGTACTGGCACTCCAATACTAAATATTGGGGATCAATATCAAATGGATGTAGAAATTTACATACCTTCTAGCAGCGTAGAAGACGGTGTAATTTACGACATTCCTAGAGCTGTAACTAGGCAAAATATTCAATATAACAGCGGAGTATTTAGACAAGCAGTTTACGGGACATTTACTAATGGTACCCAATACTTTAACCAGGTGTCTTACCCCGGCGGGGCTATTGCAACTCTGGGCAAAGATATGAGGATATCCGGTATAGGAGAAAATGGGCTTTATAAACCATCTGCTATAATTTCTACACCACCAATGAAATGGTTGGGTAATTATGATGGAGGGAACCAAAGTATATATATGATTGCTAGCGTCAGTTTTGGCATAGTATCTGGTACAACCAGCGTTAATTTTGTAGCTTATATACGTGGTATTTCATTACGTAAACTTGATCCAAACACTGCTTACCCATTTGACTAACATGGCTAAATCACCTGCTTGGCAACGTAAAGAAGGTAAAAATCCTGCTGGAGGCTTAAATGCCAAAGGTAGAGCTTCATACAATAAGGCTAACCCTGGGAAGCCAGGGTTAAAAGCACCTCAGCCTGAGGGTGGCCCTCGTCGAGATTCATTCTGTGCCCGTATGAAAGGGATGAAGAAAAAATTGACAAGTGCTAAGACGGCGAAAGACCCAAATAGTCGTATCAATAAAAGCCTTCGTGCTTGGAACTGTTGAGGTAAACTGCAATGGCAGATAAAAAGATAAGTGAGTTAACAGATGGTAGTGCAGCATCTGCTACTGACGTATTTCCAATTGAACGCAACTCTACAGCTAACTACAAACTTACCCTACAGTATGTATTAGACTTAATTGCAACCTACTTATTTCCTACACTAAATGCAACAGCAGTAGCTGTTCAAGACGACATTACGGTTTCAGGTGACGCTAATATAACGGGTAGTATCGGTGTTGGAGTTGCTGCTGGGGCTACTAATAAAGTAGAAATAGTATCAGATACTGTAAAACCTACAGTAATAAGAAATACGACAGCAACTAGTAATGCTTCTCTACGGTTATATAATGACCAAAACTCTAGCGCTAGGTCATTAGAGCTTGACTATTTTGGCTCTACCGCAATAGGTGGGGAACGTGCAGAAATATTTACCACTGGTGCATACCCACTTAATCTTTCCACTAACTATACAAAAAGAATATTAATTGATGGTAGCGGTAGAATTGCTATAGGTGGTACACAAGCTAACTGGTCTGGGTTTACGACCCCTGTGGATGTAAACAATAACGGGTCTATAGCTACTAATGGATCAACTTTATTCACGGGGCATAATTTTTATTTTAATAGTGGATGGAAAGCTAAAGCGGTTACTGGCTCCGCGATGATAGGGTACACCACTAACGCTATTAATTTTTATGTTGCCCCTACAGTTACAACTGCTGGCGACCCAATAAGTTGGGGTACAGCGCTAACAATAGATGGGGCTAATAGTAAAGTAGCTGTTCAGGCGGGTTATACTTTTTCTACTCCTGGGCTTACAGTTACCGGCACTACTACAGGTATTATCCCTATAGGGGTAATTGTAATGTGGACCGGTACAATAGCTAGCGTCCCCAGTGGGTGGGCATTGTGTGATGGTACTAATGGTACGCCTGATTTACGTAACAAATTTATTATTGGCGCATATGCCGATGCAGGTAACATTGCTCAAACTACTGTAACTAACCCTACTGCACCAACTTATACAAAATATGGTGGTACTAAAGACGCTATAGTTGTAAGCCATACTCACAGTATTACAGACCCCGGACATAGCCACAGTTATATACAGCCCGATGCGCCACACGTTATATGCCCTCCAAGCTCTCCTACTTCCGCTATCGATAGCAGAACACCTACTTCAACTGGTACTTCAACCACCGGTATTTCGATTAATAGTGCGGGTTCGGACGGAACTAACCAGAATCTTCCTCCATATTATGCCCTCGCTTTTATTATGAAGACGACCTAAAAATGGAAATGATGGTTTGGAATATAATTCTAACGGGGTTAGTTATGGCGTTAGGATTTTTCGCTAAAGCTAAGTTCGAGGAACTCGAACGCTTAGGTATTCTCTTGAACAAAACTCGAGAGGAAGTGGCTCGTAATCACGTGACTCGTGAAGAAGTGCATCGTGACTTGGAAAAGCTAATGGACCGTATTGACGAAGGTATTCATCGTCTAGAGGCCAAGATTGACTCAATTAGACGGAATGATATTCAGAGGTAGTTATGGCAGGAAAGTGGATTCAAAAAGCGATTAAAAACCCCGGTGCATTACATAAGGCACTTAAGGTTCCGGCTGGGCAGAAAATCCCCGCCTCGAAGATTGCTAAGGCAGCAAAGAGCAGCAATCCTACTCTGGCTAAACGTGCTAATCTAGCAAAAACATTGGGGAAACTCGGTGCCAAGCGTAAGTAAAAAACAGGCTAATCTGATGCAGGCAGTGGCGCATTCGCCCTCCTTTGCTAAGAAGGTTGGTATTCCACAAAGTGTCGGCAGAGATTTTGCCGCAGCAGATAAAGGTAAATTTATGAATCCCCGTGCACGTAAATTTGGTGGTAGCGTTAAGAAGATGGCTGATGGCGGGTCTACTATGGACGCTATTAAAAAGGCTGGCTTCCACATTAGCACCCCAGTAGAAGTAGATGCACAGAAGAAAGCCGCAGAAGATGCAGCTTTACAAAGAACTCTACAGCGTCAAAAAGAGATGGACGCTAAGATGAACAAGGCCGCCGCCGACTACGAAACACGTAAGAAAAGTGGCGAAATGAAATGGTACAAACGAGGTGGTAAAGTGAAAAAGATGGCAGGTGGTGGGTTTCTTGAAAGGCAAGCTGTTTCTGGACATCTAGGTATTTTACCAAAGTATATCGAAGATCAGACTACACCAGATAAAAAGCCTGATACTCCCCAAGAACGAATACCTTTCCAAATGAAACGAGGCGGTAAAGTGAAAAAGATGGCAAGTGGCGGTTTCGCCGAAGCGTTCAAAGCAGCCCGTAAAGCTCAAGGTTCAGGCGGTACATTTACTTATAATGGTAAAAAGTACTCAACAAATACCAAAGAAGAAGGTATTCCTGGGGTTAAAAAATCTCAAGATACTTACGGCACTCCTGAAGATGCAGACAATTTGGCGATGGGGCGTACTCGTCTATCTGAACTACCTAAAGATTTGGGTAAAGATTCTGCTGCCATGCCTAAGGGTATGAAAGGTACTGAGAAGTACGGCGCTAAGGCTAAAGACACTAACGTCAATGATTACGACGCAGAACAAGCATATAGGGCTCGTGCTGGCGCTGCAGGTTCAATCCCCGGCGCAAAGAAGGGTGGCAAAATTTCTGCTAGTAAGTGGGAAGGTTCAGCTAAAGACGAAGCTCAAGATAAGAAATTGGCTAAGAAGCACAATATGTCTATGTCTAAGTGGGAAAAGTCCTCAATGGACGAAAAACACGATAAGCAGCAGTCTATGAAAGGTCTGAAGAAAGGTGGATACTGCGGTGGAGGCAAAATGTCCTCCGGCGGTTCTGTTCGCGGCGACGGCTGCGCTTCTCGCGGTAAGACTAAAGGCCGCTTTGTATGAGACCCTCACGCGGTATGGGTGCGATTAGTCCTAGTAAGGCTCCTCGCACTAAGATGGCTAAAGGTGGATTGTATGAAAACATCCACAAGAAACGTGCCCGTATCGCTGCTGGGTCTGGCGAAAAAATGCGTAAAGTAGGGGCAAAGGGTGCTCCTACGGCTGCTGACTTTGTTAAAAGTGCTAAAACCGCCAAGGGTAAAAAGTAAATGGCAGCTCAAACTTTATCGCTATTACTTGAGTCTGGTTTATATCTTTTACTAGAAAACGGTAATGATATTTTATTGCAACAGAGCGGTATTACTGCTGTATCTAATGCAACTACTAATACTACTGAATTTAACCTAGATGTAAATAGCATAGTAGAAGAAGCTTTTGAGCGATGTGGGGCTGAAATGCGGTCTGGGTATGACCTAAGAACTGCTCGTCGTTCTCTTAACCTTTTGGTACTTGAATGGGCTAATCGAGGTATCAATCTATGGACAGTGGAAGAAGGTTATATCGAGCTACTTACTGGGGTATCTACCTATAATTTACCTATTGATACTGTAGATTTATTGGATCATGTAATTCGTACGGGGTCTGGTAGCAACCAACTGGACATTAACATTACTCGTATTTCAGGTAGTACCTATGCGATGATCCCTAACAAAAATGCTACAGGCCGTCCAATTCAAGTTTGGATTAATAGGCAGTCTGGGGCAACTAACTTTGATGGGTCTAAGCAGTATCCTCAAATAAATGTTTGGCCCGCACCCAACGCAGGGACTAGTTATACGTTTTATTACTGGCGATTACGTCGTATGTATGACACTGGTTCTGGTATTACTGCTCAAGATTTACCATTTAGGTTCTTACCAGCAATGGTATCTGGGTTGGCTTATATGTTGTCTATGAAACTCCCCGGTGCTGAAATGCGCAGTGCAGGGTTGAAAGCCGAATATGAGCAACAATTGCAACTTGCTTCGGATGAAGATCGAGAAAAGGCAGCAGTACGTTTTGTCCCTAGAAATATGTTTATAGGGTATCGGTGATGTATGGCTAGTCGGTTTGCATCTGCCAAGAACTCTATTGCCGAATGTGATCGGTGTGGGTTTAGGTTCAAGTTGACGCAATTAAAAAACTTAGTCATCAAGACTAAGAATGTAAGTATTAAAGTATGCTCTGAATGCTGGGAACCTGACCAACCACAGTTACAGCTAGGTCTGTATCCGGTCAATGATCCACAAGCAGTGCGGGAACCTCGTCCTGATATTAGCTACTATGAAGTAGGAAACGATGGAGCTACAGGCAGTCGTATAATCCAATGGGGATGGGCACCAGTAGGTGGAGCTAGATGGTTTGATTCGAGTTTGACCCCTAACGACTTAGTTGCGCAGGGTCTAGTAGGTAGTGTAACAATTGTTTGAGGGTTTTTTAATGAATGACAATAAATCGTTTCCTAAAGATTCAGTACCAGTGGTAGATAAAAACTTTCACGGCACTGAAAATCATAAAGCTAAGGGTGTTTCATCTAAAGCTATGAAACAATTTGGGCGTAATATCGCTCGTGCTAAGAATCAACGGGGACAGTAATGACTAACAAGTGGAAAGATTTCGAGTTCTTCGATGCTAACACTGCCGACCCAATCGGTAAGTACACACAGCCTAAACCGGGTATGTGGCCTCCGGGCAAGCAAAAAGATACTGGGTATCCAGATTTAGGCGAAGATTGGAACGACGTTCGTGTCAAAGGTCGCTATATGTCTGGGACTAAGAAAAAGTCCAAAATGGATATGCGCGGTTACGGTGCGGCGACTAAAGGTAAGAAGTTTTATTCTGACGAGGAATAGTTGTGTACTACAGTGCCACTACTGGGTTGACTGATCCGGATAATCTTTGGTACGCGATACAAACGTATTGTGAGACTACAGAACCGTCGTTTGTTAATAATATCCCCGCGTTTCTTAAGAAAGCAGAGCAACGTGTATACAACTCTGTTCAAATGCCTGCTGTCCGTAAAACTGGGTCAGTGGTATGTGCTGAGGGTTCTCCATTCATAACGCTACCATCGGATTGGTTAGCTATGTTTTCATTAGCGGTTGTAGACCCCGCTGTAGGGAATAGTCAATATTCTTATTTGATTAATAAGGACGTTAACTTTATTACAGAGTCATTCCCCTCTGCAGCGACGATTGGTATACCCCAGTACTATGCTATTTTTGATGCAACCACCCTATTGTTAGGACCTACTCCCAGCGCAGCATTTTCTTTGGAGTTACAATACTACTATTATCCTGAGACCATTGTTACTGCAGGTACTAGTTGGTTAGGTACTAATTTTGAAACTGTACTTCTATACGGCGCTATTCGTGAAGCCTATACTTATCTAAAGGGTGAAAGCGACTTAACAGCTATGTATGAAGGTAAATATCAAGAAGCTCTTGGTATGCTTAAAGTACTTGGTGATGGTAAAAATCGTCGTGACGCATATCGTTCTGGGCAGATTAGAGTACCTGTTACATGATAACGCAGACGCTTACAACAAGTTTTAAGACCGAACTTCTTCAGGGTATACATGACTTTTCTACGGATACCTTTAAGATTGCTTTATATACTTCTGACGCATCACTTGGTGCGGACACAACGGCGTATACTACGACGGGAGAAACTGAAGGAAGCGGGTATACTGCAGAGGGTACTACCCTCATAGCCGTAGGACCTAGCTCTGATGGCACTGTTGCTTACGTAAGTTTTAATAATACTACTTGGGCAGACGCTTCGTTTACAGCTGCGGGTGCGTTGATATACAACTCCTCAAAGTCTAATAAATCTGTAGCTGTGCTTAATTTTGGTAATACTAAAACTGCTCTAGGTACGTTTACTGTTCAATTCCCCGCTGCTACATCTTCAACTGCAATTATTAGGATTGCTTAACTAAGATGCCACTTATAAAAATACCATTTAAGCCGGGTATTAACCGTGAAATCCCGGAGTACGCAAACGAAGGTGGGTATGACTTTTCTAACCTTATTCGTTTCCGTATGGGGTATGCAGAAAAATTAGGTGGTTGGGCTAATACATCTGTAGGTTATACTTTTAATGGTATCACTCGCTCTATCCATAACTGGGTAACGCTATTAAAACAAAATTTACTAGGGTTTGGCACTACTCAAGAATTTTATGCCCAAGAGGGGATAGCGAGTATATATCACGATATTGCCCCAAGTGCATACACGACTACACTTAATGGTGCTTCATTTAGTAGTGTAGAAGTTGGTAGTAGAGTAGTAGAAGTAAGTAATGTTATTGGCAGCATAATGACCCCTACACCAAATGATGGGCTAGATGTAGGGTCAATTGTATATTTTTATTCTCCTAACCTTGGGGGTAGACTATTATTAGAATCAAGTACTGGTAGTGTTTCTAACTACCTTACGCAAGAACCTTTTACTCCAAGCTATAACAACCCCCCACCAAATAGATTTTTGATTGGTGTAGCACAAACATTTCAGGTTGGCGGTATAGAAATTTCAGCTGAATATGATCGTAATGATTCATTAGCCACTCCTTATGAAGTTATAAGCGTAGATAGGCAAATTTATGAAGATTGTATTGCAAACGCTAATGCTACTACCGTTACATTAACTACTACATCGTTTACAGGTGTGTACCCAAAGGTAGGGGCTTGGATATTAG